TGGAAAACACCACTACTATCAACTGTTCCTCCAGTTACATCTGTATTAGATGTTACATCAGTGAATGTTGCATTGTCGTCAGAATGTTCTAATTCAATTTCAACCTTGTGAGTTGTACTGAATGTAATTCCTGGCGCACCAACATTTACTACATGCATTACAGAAGAAAAGCCTTGAGAATCAACTGCTGTGCAGTTCGTGTCTGCATCTTTAACGATTGCATTTAAACTTTCGTCTAAAGCTAATCCCGATTTTAAGTCTCGCATTGCCATTTTTATATCCTCCTATAAATGATTACGCACCACATTGTAGAATTTGAACAGCTTCTGGCAGAATTATCTGACCGCCTATTCTTCTTCTAGCAATGTATCTTACGTTACCTGATGTTGCCTGAGTGAATGGATCTCTCATTACTGACATTTGTACTCTGTCCACAATTAAGTAACCTCTTCTAAAATCACCAAAAAATACTGCTTTGGCATTAGAACCTATATCAGCTACATCTGTAGCTTCTACGTAAGGTGCTCCTAAAATTGTGTTTGGTACTCCGACTTGTAGTGAGAATCCTGCTTGAAACACATATTGTCCAGAACCGTCTTGTAGCTTTCTAATTGCCGCTAAACTTGCTCTGTTAAATACAAATGTTCCATTTCTAGAATAGTCAGGTTTTACTGCATGGTATAAGCTGATTAGTGAGTTAGCATTAAGATTTGCTGACACACCTGATGCTGTTACACCTACATCTGAGTTTGTTACTATTCCTTCAGGTTTACCTACTGAATTACCGCTAACGAATGCATTACCTTCAGCTTTTGCAAACTGCTCTGTAAATTCGCTATTCATTTCTTGTTCAAGGTTGAAAACTGAATCTTCTAACTCTTGTTCTGAAATGTCTACTAACGCATATAATTCATGTGTTGGTATTTCCTCTAAACCTACCGCATAGCCAGTAGTTTCACTTCTAGTTCCTTGCTCAGCCACAAAAGTTGCTGCAAACGTTGCAGTTCTTTTTGGAATTTGCACTGATCTATTAGTTGTACTTCTAACTCTAGCGATTGATCTAATAGGAGATATTTCTGTAATACCTTTGATTAATTCTTGCACATACTCTGGTGGTGCAAGGTAACCAGCTGTATTATCATTTGAAGCAGTAAGAACCTTAATTTCTTCAGGACCTAATGCTTCTTTGCCTTGTCTTAACCATTTGTCAAATACCTTTTTCTCATTTGAAGAAGCATTACCGTATGCTTTTCCAAACTCAGGTCTTGACATCATAGTTTCAACTTTTTTGACTCTCTCAGCTACTTCATCTTGCGCTAATTTTTGTTTCGTCACCATTTGGTTAACATCTTCTAGCTTGTCTAAAGATTTTTCAATTTTAGAAAGTTTGTCTGATGTTACTGGATCAGCAGAACCATTTTTTCTGATTTGCTTAATCTCCTCTTGGTGCGTTTCTTTAAACGCTTCAAAAGTTTTGCCTAGAGATTCAATAGCTGTTTTAACTTGATCGTCCATTGTTATATCCTCTAAGTTATTGTTTAATGATACTTGCAACTTTATGTAATAAAGCTACAAGCTGTTTGTTTTGATCAGCATCTCGCTGGTTTAAAGACTCAGCTAATGCTTTCGCACCAATCTTTGCCTCTGTTCGTGAAAGACCTCCTGCATCTCGCAAGATTTTCTCCCAGTCACGAATACTTTTTAAATTACCTTTTACTGATTGAACCATTGCTTCTTCATTCATTGGAAAAGTAACTAAGCTAATCTCCATAAGGTCTACTTCTTTAAGAGTTCTAACACCTCTCTTATTTTCATTATAACCTTGTTTTTGTGGATCAGCTTTAAATCCTATAGACATACCATCTAAGGCACCCATTTTAAGTAGTTCATAAGTTTCTCTACCTTTTTGTGTACCCATAGCTAATTGTCCTTTTACAAATAAACCTTTTTGATCTTCATATATTTCTGTAAATACGCCAATTGGTTCATCTGTTTTATGTTGAAATAACATTTTTACTTTTGATGCTGGTCTTTCATTTAAAGACTTTGTAAATGCACCTTTAGCTACAATATCATTACCTTGATCTTCATTACCAAAAATAGAACCATAACCAGTAAAAACACCTTTAGTATCTGATTTAACTTCTGATTCAAAGATAACCTTTTTAATCTCTGTATCACAAACACATTCTCCATCATCATTACATTCTGTATGTGATTTCTTTTTAGGTTTCTTTTTATCTTTATCGTGTTCTTCACCATAGTGATCCATTTGCTCTAGCTCATCTTTTGGTTTACCAGGTTTTTCTTCTTCTGGTTTTCCATAACCTTTACCTCTAGCTTCATCATAAGCTGCATGAGTTCCACAAGGCATAAAAATTCTTTTACCATTGTCCATCATTGAGTGAG